CAAGAAAGGTGAAGAGGGTAAAGCACTGTCATCTGTCGATAAGGCAGCAACAGGCAAAAAAGCCCCCGCTCGGAAGGGAGACAAAGGAAACAGCGAACCAATGCCAAAAAGCAAAGCAGGCATTGTAAGTGATATGTACAATCATCTAAACGATATGAGCAAAGAAGAGTTGCAAGATGCTTACAACTCTATGATGGGTATCGAAGAAGAAGTAGAAGAGCAAGAAGTTCTTGTTCCTCGCATTGCTACTGAAGCAGACTTCTCTGAAGACCTAGATGCTCTAGTCAATGAAGAGGCAACTCTTTCAGATGATTTCAAAGCAAAGACTGCTGTGATTTTCGAATCCGCACTCAAAACTAAACTCGCCGAAGAAGTCGTGCGAATCGAAACTGCTTATGAAGAGAAACTTGATGCTGAACTTATCAGTCAGCGAGAAGAGTTTGTCGAGAAAGTAGATTCTTACCTGAACTATGTCGTTGAGCAGTGGATGGAAGATAACAAACTTGCTATCCACCAAGGTCTGCGCACGGAAATTGCTGAAGGTTTCATGAACAACCTAAAAGGTTTGTTTGTTGAGTCTTACATCGATGTTCCAGAAGCAAAGGTTGACCTTGTTGATGACCTGGCAGAGCAGGTTGAAGAGTTAGAAGCACAACTCTTTAATACTACTACTAACGCCATCAAACTGAGTGAGCAAGTTGAAGGACTGAAGCGTGAAGCAATCATCGCCGAAGCATCTGCCGACCTCGCAGACACTCAAGCAGAGAAGTTAAACTCACTTGTAGAGTCACTGGACTTTGATGACGAAGATACCTTCGCCGCTAAAGTTGCTACTGTGAAGCAATCTTACTTCTCTAAAACCACTTCAACAGAAGTAATTGAGGAGTCCGCTGACGAACCTTCCTCTTATGAAACTGAAGTTGAAACTGCTCCCACCATGGAGCGATACTTGTCTGCTATTCGCAAGACAAACCCTCAATAAACAAAAACTAGGAGAATTTCAAAATGGAATCTGTAAATTTTGAGTCGCTGGTTGAAAAGTGGGCTCCCGTACTGAACGAAGAAACTGCGGGTCCAATTTCCGACCGATACAAGAAGCAGGTAACTGCTGCAATCCTCGAGAACCAAGAGCGGGCAATGATGTCCGAGAACTCACAAGGTTCTTTCTTGGCAGAGACCCCTGCTAACGCTACTACTTCAGTTTCTAACTGGGACCCCGTACTGATCTCATTAGTACGACGTGCAATGCCTAACTTGATGGCATATGACGTGTGTGGTGTTCAACCAATGTCTGGTCCTACTGGTCTGATCTTCGCCATGAAGTCGCAGTACAAGACAACTGTTGCTGGTGTTACTGCTGATGATGAAGCATTGCACAACGAAGCAATCAGTCCTTACTCTGGTGACACTACTGGTACGCAAGCAACTGGACCTTCTGGTCTAGACGGTGTTGCTGCACCTGATGCTACTAGTAACCCCGACTTCGGTGGTGGTATGTCAACTGCTGATGCTGAAGCATTGGGCAACACTGGTGGAGCATTCTCAGAGATGGGATTCACCATCGAGAAGGCAACGGTAACCGCTCAGTCACGTGCTTTGAAAGCAGAGTACACGATTGAACTGGCACAAGACCTGAAGGCAATTCATGGTCTGGATGCTGAAGCAGAATTAGCAAACATTTTGTCTGCTGAGATCCTTGCTGAAATCAACCGTGAAGTTATCCGTACTATCAACAGTCAAGCAAAGACTGGTTGTCTTCAAAGCAACACTGCTATTGACGGCATCTTTGACCTATCATCTGATGCAGATGGTCGTTGGTCAGTTGAGAAGTTCAAGGGTCTGTTGGTTCAACTCGATCGTGAGTGTAACGTAATCAGCGACTGCATAAGGATCTATGTAGACTTTGATACGACCGTTCAATACACCAGCAAAAGTGTTACCAGTATCGTCAACTTGCAAAGAAGTAGACAGAGCAGGTGAGTAATCAAGCATGCCAGAAGCAGTCAGAGCAGTAGCAACATCTGAAGAACAGATTACTACGTTACCCTTACCACGACGAGTCTCTTTAGCAATTACGTTACACTCACGATCGAGTTGAAC